TCAAGGTTAGCAGCCGCACCGTCAGCAATTGAAGATGTTCCTTGTGATGGAGAAACACGACTTGGTAATGAACCACCGCCACCGCCGCCACCTGCAGCTGCTTCAACAACAATAGTACCGGTCATGGCACTGTGAGCTTGACATATGTACTTATAGTTACCAGAAATACCTGCTGGTATTTTCCAGAACAGAGCACCGCCTATTCCTGCATTTGCGGCTGAACCTTCGTAATAGATTCCTGAATCAAGTGCTACTAGACCGTCATTGTAATCTGCACCACCCGAAGTTTGAATTACGAATGGGTGTACAGCACCACCTGCATCAGTTAAATCAAATCCAACTGTTGTTCCTGCCTTTACATAAATTGTTGGGTTATCAGTTGTTCCATATTGGTCAAAACGATATGAAGAAGAACCTTGATGAGTAACCTTTAATACTGTAGCAGCATTTTGGAAAGTATTATGAAAAGCAGCTTTATCTGTTACACCGGCAGGCTGTTCACTAATGTCTGAATAAGTTGGAGTGAACGTTACGTTTCTCCAAGTCCCATCATTACCGAAGTATTTTAAAATATCATCAGATTGTGGATTTGTAATTGTTGTGTTAGTAATGTCAGTCATAGCAACTGAACCACCGCCGCCACTACCTGTTGCATCTGCTACCCAAGCGTAATCAGTACCGTTCCAACTTAATATTTGATTTGCTGATGCACCAGAAACGTTTAAGTGAGTATCAACATCGCTTGTTCCAAATGAACTTCCACCTGAACCAGTTTGATCGTTAACCCAAACGTAATCAGAACCATCCCAACTTAATATTTGATTTGACCCAGCAGCGCCTGTATTTAAATGAGTATCAACATCTGCATTAGCGTATGAACTTCCACCGCTGCCTGTTGCATCGTTAACCCAAGCAAAGTCAGTACCGTTCCAACTTAATATTTGATCTGCAGATGCTGAATTTGTATTAAGGTGAGCAGATACATTGGAATCAGCGTATGAACCGCCACCACCACCTTCAACCCAAGCATAAGAACCGTTTGCGCTTGTACTTAAAACATAACCGTTAGTTTCATCGCCAATAATATTTGTATTATAAACAAACGGATTAAGAGGATCGGTATAACTAGTAATCGGTCCTGCTGAAGTATCAGAAAGTAATCTTCTCCAAGTTCCGTGAGCGTAATACAATGAACCTGTCTCATGAACATGGCCTATAGAACCATGATATGTACCTGCATTAATATTATCAAGTTCTAGTTTCGTATCATATAAGAATGACACTTTATGTGGTTTACCTAACAAGTCTAAATTGCCGTTAATATCAAATAGATCCACTGGATTATTTGCATCTCCTAACGCAAGATAAAGCTCATTAAAATTATCGTTGGCTTTGTCGAATGCACTTCTTAAAGGATCACCTGTACCGTCGTTAGCGGATGCACCGATATTAATTATTTGTTTAGACATTTTATTTTCCTAAAAATTCTTTATAGTTATATTTATTGCTTATGAAGGCTGAGTTGTAATATCATAATCGTTTTCTAAGTACTGGCCGAGCAAGTGTTTCATATCATCCGAGATAATATGAGCAACATCTTCACGGAAGAATATTACATTTCCATAATCATAAATTCTACTTGATGCTCCATATACGGGGCCTGTTGTTAATTCTAGTCCTGTGTAGCCTTGTGCCTGTGCGAATCTAAACGCGGACTCTGTAGCAGGCAAGAAGTTAACTCCTACGAATGGTCCGCCTGAATAAGGAACAACAGTATCTGCTCTTCCGTTCATTTGAACAATTCTTCTTTGTGGTATTGGAGTCTTCTGAGTTGTATAACCATCTTGTGGCCATTCATCACCTGTATATAGATCGTTTAACGGATACCAGAACGCACTAGCTCTGTATTGGAAATCGTGTGTTTGTGATAGCATACAGACAATCGTATCAACGGCAAGATCGTTAATTTCAACAGCAGCCCTTAATGCAAGTCCGCCACCATTTGATACACCTACAATACGAATCTTAGTTTCATCAACGTTATTATACAGTTTCAGTTTCGCAATAAGTTCTTCTAACATTTCAATGTCAGGACCATCTGAAGTTTCATTTGAAACGTTCCAACTATTTTCATAGCCGTCAACTCCAATACATATATGTCCTGGCAATTCACTAGAGAACTGCGTTATCATTTGTGAACCTGATCCGCCATTGCCATGTAAGAAAATAGCAACTGGGAATGGACCTGATCCTGATGGTATAGCTGCCGTTACACTGTAATCGTGGAAACCTTGATACCAATTCTTTGTAATTGTTAGATCAGCAACATTATCTTGAACTAATGTTAATCCACCAGTTCCACCAGGTTCATGGTCGGCCGATACGAATGAACTGTCAGCAGTAAAGTTAGTAGTACCTGCATTCAGCGCTGTTATATCAGCAATATCAAACGGAGAACCACCACCTTGGTCGTTGAATCTTCGTAGGAATCTCGGTTTAATTGTTCCGCCTACCTTTGCCTTAAATATAAAGTCACCAAACAGTTTTGAACCTGCCAAGTGAACATTTTCTTTTAATAACTTTTCATAATTTTGTATAGGTAAGCTTGATTTAATTTGATATGAATACTCTTGATAGAAATCACTATCTTGTATTCTTTGTCCTGAATCTAAATACTCTTGATCGTATACATTAACGTCCGCATCAAATTCCCAAACAAGGTTTTCCTGTGAACTGTACCAAGCTTGTTCTTTCATTGAAGGAACAACAATATCATTCCATCTTGCCGTGATACTTGCAGCTGCACTTCTAGATCTTAGCTGTGTCAACCATATTCCAGTTGCGGCTGAGATTGCCATGCCTTGTTTACTTAAATCATATATTGCGAATCCGTCTGAAGCAATACTACTAAACCAAGCTTCAAACGCAGGAGCTAAAGTTGGATAGGTTAATGTTGGATCAAATCCTATAGCTATTCGACTAACTATTAAAGGTAAAGATGGAGCAGGTAAATTTGTTTTTGTTGTTGTTACGCTGTTTTGTCTCCAACCACTTAAGTGAGAATTAGTTCCTGCCCAATATCCACTCGTTAAACCTTGAGTATCTGCTTTAATAATACCGTGAGAAACAAATTCATTATTGGCTGTTCTTAATTCACCTAAACCATTTGCGAAATCGGTAATCTCTGAATCGTCTACTTCGTATTCCCAATAACCAAAACCAGAATTTAATATATTGACTTCTGAAATCTTTCCTACCGCAAATTCTGTTTCTGATTTAATCACTGCGTTATCACCAAATCTTGCAGTTCCTAGGAAATCAGTTGCGATACTTAAAACATTTTTTACCTGACTTGGTGCATTCTCAAACGTAATGTTTTCGTTTTTATTTAATCCACTAATATTAAATGGAGTAATCGTAATAAATCCATCTTGTTGATTAACATCTGTTACGACACCATTTATACCAGAAGTTACACCTCGTATTCTATCTTTCACAGAGAACGAACCTGCATCACCTGCATCAGCAAATAAAACAACTTGATTTTTACGATCTACATTTTTAAGTAATGAATCTTGGGCAATCGCAAATACATCACTCTGATAATCGGAACCAGGATTAATATTATCAAATCCTACAATAGAACCAATTGTTAAATCTTGAATATCGAATGCTTGATCCAAAGGAGTAGCAAGAGTAACTGGCGAAGCAGTACCTGACATTGGAGTAACTGCCCCATAATCAGCAGCATCAAGTGCAACAGATACATAAGGTGATATGACGTCAGTAATAATTGAAGCAATAGATGTATCGTTTAACGATGAAACTTTTACATCACTTAAATTTGTTGTGTCAGGATAAAGCGGACCTGGAGAAGAACCGTTTACTGATACTAATTGATTTGCTGTAAGAGATAAGTCAATTGTTATTTGAGGTTGAGCTACACCGTCAATCGGAAGTCTAACTGTTGTCAGTGTAACATTGTCTGTGAATCCATCCACAGCGTATGCCGCGTCAAGTTTAATTCCTATTGAAGATAAATTTTGTCCAATAATAATACCAGTACGACCTGCCGTATCTTGTAATGTTTCACCTACAACAAATTCTTG